CTAGGTTTCTCGATGGAAAGGAACGAACACAATGCTCTCTTCTGTTTACGACGGCGGCCAGACCGCTAATGATATCCTTGTCGGTTACACCAGCTACCTTCGGGGCGAGGTGGCGAACCTGAAGGACGAAGAGATCAAGGAGCTCATCGATAAGCTCGAGTGCTGTGACCGCAGTAGCTATGGTCACTACCGTCGTCAGACAGTCCAGAACCTCCTCGATATCTGCCGCACTGAGCTGGACGACCGAGACCTCGTGCGCTGCCTTGTAGAGGCGGGTCTTATCGTCGGAATCAACTCCATCGAGGGGGTTTCCGATGAGTGACGAGTCCACCGAGCTCACAGAGCTTGCGACGGTCCGTCTCATTCATGGCAGCCAAGTAGCCATCGAGTCATTTCTGTCGTCGCTTCCGTCGATGATCGAGAAGACCACGGATAGCGAGCTCTGGTCGTTCATATGCAAGGTCGACCTCCTTCAAGAAGAACTCGGTGACCTACTGAATCCCTCGCAGGAGGACTGGGTCAAGAGGCTCTACGATATTCTCATAGAGGAGTGGGACGCCCGGTGGCTCCTCATGCGCCTCCACGACCACGGCATCATCCGCCTAGAGAGGAGGCCATGAACTACGATCTGTACTCGCCTCCTTATTTCGTCAACCAAGTTCTATCTCAAGACTACTACCCCATAGAAAGGAACACGACATGGCCGTCAACACTTACACTATCAAGAATGCCCGACTTCTCTTCCGCAACTTCGCTGGCGAGAAGGACCGATTCGGAAACACGGCTCGCACCTTCTGCGTCATCCTCCCCGACGACGCCGTAGACGACTTCCGGACCGAAGGGTTCAACATCAAGACCCTGAAGCCTCGGGACGACACGGAGGAGCCCCTTCCCTATATCAAGGTGAAGGTCAACTTCGGAGGCCGTCCGCCCAAAATCGTCTCGATCATCGGACGTACTCGTACGCTCCTGAACGAGCAGACAGTCGGCGCCCTCGATTTCGCAGATCTAGAGCGGGCCGATATTGCCCTCCGCCCCTACCACGGACGTACTCAAGCTGGGGTGGAGTTCTGCTCGGCATATCTTGACAAGGGCTTCTTCACCATCGTGGAGGACGAGCTCGAGGCCATGTATGCCGAGGACGCCGACACCGAGGAGGTTCCGTTCTGATGCCGCTCGAAGTCAAGCTCTTCAACCCTCGCCGTAGCGTCTGCGAGGCGGTCCAGATCACGGATGACAATCTCCGTCTGGTCCGCAACTGGGCCGCCAGCGACGAGGAGATCAAGGCCCACCTTCACACAGGAGCCATCGGTAAGTGGGTTATCCGTCGTAGCGACAACAAGTTTGACCTCATGACTGAGGGCCAGCTCTGGGGCCTCTACGAGCCGATCCTGCACTGACATCCATATCCACGGGGGCCCTGGGGAGACCTGGGGTCCCCATCCCCACTAGAAGGAACGAACGCATGCTCAAGAAGCTTTATTTCCACACATACGAGGGCCGTAGCTACGACTTCGACATCGTCGCCACAGCCAAAGTCGACAAGCCCGGATTCACCGAGTGGATCATACAGGTCGACACCGATAACGAACTTGGTGTCCACGAAGTCCAGGCCAGTACCGATGACTGCACATTCGACATCGTAGGAGACGACTCTCTGATTATCTGGGAACTTCCTCCGATTGAGGAAGACAACCCCATCGAACCGGAACCAGCCGAGTATGAGATTGTTGAACCTCGCACTGACAAGTGGACCATTAATGTCAAATCCAACGTAGATTACATCGAGAACTGGAGCGTCAGCGGAAAGATACGTTGGACAGAAGACGGAAGCCTCGAGATTTTGAAAGATAACGGTTACCGCGTTCGTCTCTCCGGATACATCCGCGAGTTCGAGGTCGACGACGAAAATCAAGTCATCACCGCTCGCTACAAGAACTGATCCTCATTTTTTCTGTATTGTACTTGTGTAGGAGGCTTGTATGAAACTGGTTCTGAAGACTCTCGATGGTCGAGTGGCTCAGCGAAAGATCAAAGATTTATGTTGTAACGGCGACATCGGAGACGAGGATCCACGGGCCGCTCTAGTCATCGTCGAGCTGGATGACACCCTCACATATCTTCCCATCGACCAATTTATCTGCGATGAGTGGACTGAGGATACCGTAGTTGTCAAGGAGGACTGGGCATGAAAGCGTATACTGTAGAGCGACACGGCGAACATTGGATCGCCTGGCACAAGGAGGGGCTACTCGGAGTAGCGGACGACATGATTTCTGCATACCGTCTTGTAGAGGAGGACACTAATGGCAACCGCTGACCCAATGCCCGACCCGAACATCTACGATATCCGAGCAGACGGAACTGTCTACGGGAAGCGCTCAGGCAAGCTTATACCTATCCGGACGTCCCGGTATGGTCTTCCGCAGATCCGTTTTTACAAAGGACATCGCTACCGGGTTCAGCTCCTCAGCAAGATCATCTGGACCCATTTCCACGGCGAGATCCCATTCATGCACGAGGTTCGGTATGTAGATGGCGACCCATGGAACTGCTCCTTGGAGAACCTATATCTGAAGGACTTGAACGAGGAGTTCACACCTCTGGATCGCTGGCCGGGCTTTGCTATCAGCAGGGGTGGCGAATTGATCAACATGACTACCTTGCATCGGATTAAGCCCATGATGCCTCCGAGCAGGACCAACCTCATGTTCTCCGTTCGTGTCGACGGGGAGAGTCGGACCTTCCCGGTTGCCTTCACCGTCTGGGAGACGTTCATGGGAGAGAAGGTCAACTCGCATTATCTCTGCCACAAAGACGGCAACGTATGGAACTGCGCCCTGGACAACTTGTACCTCAGTGACGAGTACCCTTACTTTCCGCCAAAGGGTGATAAGGAGGACGGACCGAAGTACAAGCCGATCATCGAGGAGGACGGAAAAGAATACATGCCGGTCGAGTACTATATTCACATGGTCGACGGAGTGAAAGGAGAGAGGGAGAGTGGAATCCCCCAGCACTGCCGACTTGGCTCCTACTGAGACATTCAAGGACAGCATCATCGATGATATCGAGGTCAGTGATCTCGGTAGGGTTCGTCGTATCTCGACTGGTCAGATCCTTACACCTTGCCTTAGGGCGAATGGGTATGTACAGGTTACCCTGTGGGATCGTGGGATTAGACGGACGAAGTATGTCCAGAAGCTGGTCTGGGAGGCCTTCAACGGCCCTCTGGAGCCCTTGCAGCGGGTCGCTCACCTGAATGGTGACCTGACTGATAATAGGCTCTCAAATCTCTTCCTGGAGTCTCACAGCGACTCGATGAGGAGGGCGTGGGACGCCAAACGACGCAAGTGGGAAAGCATCTACCAAGGAGTTCTGTGGTGAGTGAGTACAGGAGCCCGCACAACGACGGGCATGATCCGTATATCCTGATCTGGGAGTACGGGAATGACATTCGGAGGGCCGAGTTCAGCGAACGCTGGGCAGAGTACGACGAGACCGGTTGGACTGTCTGGTATTTCCGGTTAGTTGACGGAGGCATCATGACCTTCTCGGCTCGCGAGTGGGAGCAGAAGGACGACGTCAACCATCTGACAACCATTTGGATGCGGCCGTCGCTGTACGATATTGAAAGGAAGGAAAACTGACATGGGTATCATCACCTCAATGCTGATCGACTACGAAGACGCGGTTTATCAATACACACCTCAGCGGTATTCGGTCGACGTCAGAGAGGGCCACCGGATTCTTGCTGGCGGACCGCGGATCAACATGCTTGGGTTTGAGGACTACCGACTGGATCTTCGGCATTGGGAGATCGAGAAGAAGGAAGTCAGCGAGAATGGGGAGTGGCAAACGCTCTATTTCCGTAAGAGGCAGCGTAAAGAGATCGAGATCGTCAAGGATAGCTTGACCGAGTCACCTAAGACTTATACGGCATACGGATACGAGGAGATTGATGGAAAAGTCTACGTATTCTCGTCATCCAAAGGGGTCGAGACTTTTGACCTATCAGAGTGGACGATCAAGAAAGCCTTACCCGCATATCCCGGCCACAACAAGCAGGCCCTCATGTTCACAAGGAAGGCATCATGATTCCACCGGGCCACATCATTCTGGTCATCAGCCGAGGGGATAAGATCATCTACGAGAAGGAGGGTATCTTCAATATCTGGTCCTACGTGACAGACGGCAGTCTCATGGCAGCCGTTCGGGATGCTATCGAGGACAAGGTCATATTCGAAGACCTTCCGTGTGTCGCCGTGAATGTGGACGACCCATACGTCCAGATACTCACTGAAGAGGACTGAGCCTTGGGACCGGTTGATCTGTGGCCCCATCAGGTCGAAGCGGTGAAGAACCTGAGGAATGGGTGCATATTGACCGGTAAGCCGGGCTCGGGGAAGTCGGTTGTCGCCCTCCAGTACTACGTTGAGAGAGTGCTGGGGGTGCGGCATCCGGCCGATCTTCCGAGGCGGCTTGCCGAAGGACCCAGGTTATATATAATCACCACTGCTCGCAAGAGGGATGATCTTGATTGGCAGGGAGATGTCTCGATGTACGGGCTGACGGACTACACGACGGTCGATTCGTGGAACAACATCAGTAACTACAGTGACATACGTGACTCTTTCATCATATTCGATGAGCAGAGAGCCATCGGCAGCGGCAAATGGGCCAAGACATTTGTCAAGATGGCTCGCAGCAACGAGTGGATTATGTTGTCAGGCACGCCCGGTGATAATTGGATGGACTACTGCCCCGTATTCATAGCCAATGGCTTCTTTAAGAACCGCACCCAGTTCGAGAGGGAGCACTGCCAGTTTAACTACAGGGCGGGCTATCCTCGTCTTGAGCGATATCTTGGGCAGGGGAAGCTGTTGCGGCTTCGGAAGAGGGTCCTCGTGGACATGCCTTTCGTCAAGAAGACGACCAAGAAGCGGACGGACGTCCCGGTATCCTATGAGGAGAAGCCATATCGTACGATTCAGAAGTACCGCTTCGATCCGTACAAGGAAGAGCCTATCAAGAACGCAGGCGGCCTGTGTCATGTCTTGAGGAGAGTGACGAATGAGGATCCTGTGAGACTTGAGGCGGTGAGAGCCTTGTGTGAGCAGCATCCTCGGGTCATCGTCTTCTATAACTTTGACTATGAGCTCTTCATGCTGCGGTCGCTGGGGGATATTCTCGGAGTACCGATCGCCGAGTACAATGGGCACAAGCATGACCCCTTGCCGGAGGGTGAGCGATGGGTGTATCTTGTGCAATACACCGCTGGTGCAGAAGCTTGGAACTGTACCTCTTGTGATACAATGATATTCTTCTCTCAGAACTACTCTTGGAAGGTCATGGAGCAGTGTGAGGGGCGAATCGACAGGCTGAACACTCCTTATTCGGTCCTGAACTACTACTACCTGAAGAGCCAGTCACCCATCGATCAGGCCATTTCGAGGGCGATTCGGGTCAAGGAGATCTTCAATGAGAGGGGTTTTTACGAGTCTCTGAGGTGATTGTTGTACCACCCGTTGTACCACTTGGTATGGCGGGTGGGCAACGCTTCTGATGTTTGTGTGACTGGAGTGACATATGTGTTTTGCCAGTTTTTTTGCCAGTTTTGAAACGGATCTGGCAAGTGGCCGAAATCTATTGTACACGTGCGGCCAAATTTTGCCAGTTTTGGGGCGATTTGCCAGTTTTGAAACGGGGGTGGCAAACGATCTGGCAACCACTTTTCGTTGCAATTGCAACGATCTACCCCTTATTTTGCCAATTTGCCAGTTTTGTTCTGATTACCAGGAGTTGAGTGAATTTTCTTATATATAGAGAGTATAAGAATTTTTCTGGCATTTGGCAAGTCGGTGCTGTACATGCGGTTGTAGTCTACTTGTGGCCCTGATACCAGCCATCGCAAGACCCAACGACATGTACAATAGACCGCGTCGCGAACATGTATCCTAATGAAGGAGATGGGCCTTCTATATTTTCGACCCCTCTCGCTTCGGCATACCTCCCACGGTTGGTCCGAACTACGCTACCTCAACACCGCATAGTAAACTCAAACAACTTACGAGTATCGACACATGCGGCGCCAGGGCCAACCGTGGGTATAATTCTTGATTCGAGGATAGACCCCATGCTCGAACGCGACTACCAGCGCGGACTCATATCCAGGATCGAGGAACGCCTTCCTGGCTGCCTCGTCCTCAAGAACGATCCGAACCACAATCAGGGCATACCCGACCTGATCATCATATTCGGATCCAAGTGGGCCGCACTCGAGGTCAAGAGAAGCGCCGACGCTGCTCATCGACCGAACCAGGATCATTTCATCGACAAGCTCGGTGAGTGGTCCTTCGCATCATTCATATACCCAGAGAACGAGAAAGGAACGCTCGATGAACTGGAACGTACACTCAAGGCTGGAGGGCCTGCACGCATTTCTGAGCGCCAGCAAGCACAGTTGGGTCAATTACGACGACGAGAAGCTGGGCGAGGCATTCAGGACAGCGCAGGCAGCAGCGATGGGGACCAGGCTTCACGCCCTGGCCGCAGAGCATATTCGCCTAAAGATGCGGATGCCGAGGAACAAGGCCACCTTCAACGCCTACGTGAACGACGCCATTGGCTACGGTCTTGATCCTGAGGTCGTGCTATATCACAGCGAGAACGCCTTCGGAACCGCCGACGCCATCGGCTTCGACGAGAAGAAGCATCTTCTCCGCATCCACGACCTCAAGACCGGCGTGACTCGCGTCAACATGGTCCAGCTTCATATCTATGCAGCATTGTTCTGCCTGGAGTACGAGAAGCTGCCTGGCGAGATCAACGTCGAGACGCGCATCTACCAGAACGACGATATTCTGGTCGACACTCCACAGCCCGACGACATTGCCCATATCATGGACAAGATCATCTGGTTTGACAAGCTCATCGAGGAGATCAAGACCGAGGAGAACTGATGCCCTCCGATATCCTCAAACACTATGGGACTAAGCGACACTCGGGTCGCTATCCTTGGGGATCCGGTAAGGATCCATATCAGTCAGCCCAGGGCTTCCTCGCTGAGCGAGACAAGCTCAAGGCTCAGGGCATGTCCGAGGTCGATATTGCCAAGGCCTGGGGCATGAGTACAACCGAGTACCGTGCTTTGAACAGCATCGCTCGTGCCGAGAAGAAGGCGGGCGATATTTCTCGAGCATCCCGTCTCAAGGACGCCGGTCTGCCCAACACGGAGATCGGTCGACGTATGGGACTCAACGAGTCCTCGGTTCGTGAGCTTCTCAAGCCCAACGCGTCATATCGCAAGGATGAGATCACCCGGGTCAAGGATATTCTGGCCGACGAGGTGAAGCAGAAGAAGTTCATCGAGTACGGTCTTGGCGTCGAGCAGAACCTCCAGTGTTCGTCGACATCTTTGAAGACGGCCGTTGAGGCCCTGAAAGCTCAGGGATATACTACTCACGACGTCAAGGTCAAGCAGGCCAACAGCGATAACTACACCATTCTCAAGGTTCTCGCCCCTCCCGGCACCAAAGCTGCCGATATTCATGCACAGAGGGACAAGATCCGTACTCCGGGTGTGGTCATCGACGAGAAGGGGTTGCTGTCGACCGGGCTTCGCACTCCTAGAGCCATATCTTCGAAGAAGGTCGCCATCAAGTACGCCGAAGACGGCGGTACTGACATGGACGGGGTTATTCTTCTTCGTCGTGGAGTCAAAGAGCTCAGCCTCGGTGGCTCCAATTACGCCCAGGTGCGCATTTCGGTCGACGGAACGCACTACCTCAAGGGCATGGCCATGTACTCGGATGATATTCCGAAGGGCAAGGACATAGTCTTCAACACCAACAAGAAGAAGGGCACCCCCATGCTGGGCTCCAAGGACCACACGGTCCTCAAGCCCATGAAGGATGATCCCGAGAATCCATTTGGTGCGGTCGTTAAACAGAAGTTATTTAAGGACCCGAAGACTGGCAAGAAGGAACTGAGCGCACTCAATATTGTGAACGAGGAGGGCAAGTGGGACTCATGGTCCCAGTCCCTGGCCTCACAGTTCTTATCCAAACAGTCCCCCAAGTTGGCCAAGCGCCAACTCCAGGCCGTCCGTGACGAAAAGCGGAAGCAGCTCGATGAGATCATGGGCCTTACGAATCCTGTTATTCGTAAGCGGATGCTCATGTCCCTGGCTGATGACTGCGACTCGGCTTCGGTGCATCTCAAGGCCAAGGCCCTTCCAGGTCAAGCGTCTCAGGTGTTATTGCCGATGCCCCATCTCAAGAAGGGTGAGGTATATGCTCCTAACTATCGGGACGGTGACGTTGTTAGTCTCGTGCGTTATCCTCATGGCGGGACTTTCGAGATTCCTACGCTCACTGTTAACAACCGAGGTAAGAAGTCTCGAAGTATTCTTGGCAATGCTAGGGATGCTATTGGGATCCATCCTTCTGTCGCTGAGCGTCTTAGCGGTGCTGATTTTGATGGCGACTCCGTCCTGGTAATTCCCAACAAGGGAAAGACCCGGATTCGTTCCACCGCTCCACTCAAGGGATTGAAGGGATTCGACCCCAAGAGAACATATCCTGGCTACCCTGGGATGAAGAGGATGTCGGATACTCAGACCCAGATGGGTAAGGTATCCAATCTTATTACTGACATGACTCTCAAGGGTGCCAGTGCCGATGAATTGTCCCGGGCTGTTCGTCACTCCATGGTTGTTATTGATGCCGAGAAGCATAATCTCAACTACAAACAGTCCGAGGTAGACAACGGCATCGCCGCATTGAAGAGGAAGTACCAGGGTGGCGCCGATAAAGGTGCGGCTACTCTTATTTCCAGGTCCAAAGGTGTCCAGTATGTACCCCATCGCAAGCCACGCAGTGCAGCGAAGGGCGGTCCATATGATGCAGCCACTGGTCGCAGGGTCTACGAGGAGACTGGTGAGTCCTATATTAACAAGCAGGGCAAGCTAGTCAAGAAGCAGACCAAGACCACCAGGATGGCAGAGGCTACCGATGCTAGGAAGCTGTCCTCCGGTACACTGATGGAGGGTATTTACGCACAGCACGCCAACGAGTTGAAGGCTATGGCCAACGATATTAGGAAGCGTGCTATTTCAACCCCCGCCATCAAACGAGACCCCCGGGCTGCTAAGAGCTATGCCCCTGAAGTTGCCACCCTCCGCGCTAAATTGAACCGGGCCCTCAAACAGAAGCCCCTAGAGCGGCAGGCACAGCTAGTGGCACAAGGTGTTGTGCAGAAGAAACTTGAATCAAATCCAAATTTGACCAAGAAAGAACGAGCTAAGCTTGAGGCCATGGCCATCAAGACCGCCCGTCGCCGTCTGGGTTACGATAGAGAAGGCACAAGAGTGGTCCCCACCCCTCGTGAGTGGGAGGCCATCCAGAAAGGTGCTATATCTAACTCGATGATGGAGCATATTCTAGCCAACGCCGATCTCGACACCATCAAGTCACTGGCTTTGCCAAGGGAGAAGCTTCCTCTTGCTGGCGCTCAGAAGGATCGGATCAAGACTCTTCGATCTAACGGAGCCAACACAGCACAGATCGCTGAGGCATTGGGCATATCTACAGCTAGAGTTAGGGAGTACCTGAATGGCTAGCCTTCTGTCCATTGTCAACTGTCCATTGTCCTTGAAACGGGGTGTTTAGACCCATGCTACGCCTAGCACTCACTACTGAGGACAATCCTTTCGATCCTTTCGATGAGTTCGAAGAGTGGTTTAACTTTGATGTTACTCAAGGTTACCACACCTGTGCCTACCTGGCGCGGGTCACTACCACTAGTACTGACCTCACCGAAGCCGATCAAGTCGAAGCAACGAATGAAGCGATTGAAGAGATTCTCGAACTCAACTTGACTGGAAACTATCAAGTTGTAGAACGTGAATTCTGACGAGCTTTCGTCCATTTCGTCCATTTCGAACTTCGAAAGAGGGGGGACAGGGTCCGCAAAATGGCCCACCCCCCGTCATCGGCCCGCACCTCGCATTTTCCCCGGAGGTAGGT